GCCTGGCCGTAAACGATCTGCTGTACGGCGACGCGAACGCTGAGTGTTACACCGGTGCCAACAGTAACGACCAGGCTAAAAAATGCTTCGACGTAATCCGTGGCTGCGTGCGGAAGTTAGACCCGCTGGAACGCCGGTACCGGATCAACGAAGAAAGCATCAAATCTAAGCGCAGCGACCGGCAGGCTTTCTGCCAGTGTCTTACCGCGAACGCCAGAACAAAAGACGGACTGAACGCCAGCACGGTTATTATGGACGAATTTAGCCAGGCCACGGACAGCGACCTGCTTACCGTCCTTACTACGTCTATGGGCGTGCGCGAAAACCCGCTGACGGCCATAATTACCACGGCGTCGGACGTCTTCGATGGCCCCTTTTACGAAATGCTGCAAGGCTATAAAGCCCTGCTGCTGGGCGACTACGAAGACGACACGGTATTTGCGCATATCTTTGAACCGGACTTAGACGACCCGGAAGACAGCGAAGACACCTGGCGCAAGGTGCAGCCGCACTTAGGCGTTACCGTGTCTATGGACTTCTACCGGCAGGAATACAAAAAGGCCGTGCGTAACGGATCGGAAGCTATGCTGGCTTTCCGTACTAAGCTGCTGAACGTGTACGCAGAAAATGAGCAGCGCAGCTGGATAAGCAGCACCCTGGCGCGCTCCATTTCCCGGCCTATGCCGCTGGACGCCATAAAGGGACGGCCGGACGCTATGGTAGCTATAGACCTGTCGGAAAGCGACGACTTTAGCGCGGTTACTATGGGTCTATACGACGCGGGTAAGAAGTCGTTTTACTTCCATACTGCGTACTTCTTTCCAGACGGCGCGCTGCCTGGACACCCTAACGAAAAGCTATACCGTACCTGGGCCGACAAAGGCTACCTGCGGCTGACCCACGGCGACGTTATCGACTACCGGGCTATCGTGGACTACATACTATACCTTAACGGCATCGTGCGTATCCTGGGTATCGGTTACGACCCCTGGAAGTCGCAGGAAGTAATAAATATGCTGGCGGCCAGTGGCGCCGGTAACGTAATAAAGGGCGTGCGCCAGACGTACGGCAACTTTACGGCGCCTGTAGAAAGCTTTGAACACGGCGCGAAAACCGGCCACGTCTTTATTAACGACAACCCTATAAACGCCTACTGTTTCGGTAACGCCGTCCTGGATACCGATAAGCTGGAAAACTGCAAGCCCATAAAGCGCAAGGCTACGCAGAAAATCGACGGCGTTATTACTATGCTTATGGATATGCGCTTATTTATTGATTACGAACGCTAAACGGATATGCAGTTTAAGGTTTACAGCAGGAAGCACAGGGACGTTATGGCGGCTTACGGTCGCTTCCTTTCTCCATACTACGACAGGGCCGCGTGTTATCTGTACCGCGAAGCCGTTATTAACCTGGAAACCGTGGGCGACTTTTGGGAGCTGTGGCAGAGCATCGGCCAGCCTGTCCAGGTGGACGGTAACCGGCTTATGATCTGCGACGCGCCGCCGGACTTCGACGCCTATTTGCGCAGGCAATAAAAATTTTTCAACTTTTTTGCACCACCTTTTACCGACTTTTACCGCAATTTACCGAAACACAACTATTTACACCTAAAATTTGGGTGCCAAAAAGTACCCTTTTTCCCATTATAGTAGAAGCACCTACGCTAATGGGATTTTTTGGGTACATACTGGACTACTTTAAGCGGGACACCGCCGCACCTGTAGAGCAGAGCGCGGCGGCACCCGCTAACGGTAGCGCCGGTGCAGTGTCGCCGCGAACTGGCGGCACCTGGTGGCCGTCTTACACCGGCCAGACTGCGTTATGCGTAGCGACCGTGTACCGGTGCGTTAAGTTTGTCGCCGAAAGCGTGGCTAACCTCAACGTGCAGTATATGCGGCAGAAAGGCGGTATCTACGTCGAAGACAGAGACGCCCGCTTGTCGTATCTGCTGAACGTCCAGCCGGACTACGCTACTAACGCTTTCGATTTCTGGGTACAGGTAGTACAAAACATACTGCTGGACGGTAACGCCTATATCGTGCCTATGTATAGCGCGGTAGCTATGGATTTCGACCGGCTGGCCCTGTGCGGGCGCGGTACCGTTACCCACGACACCTTAAACGACCGCTACGACGTTTGCGACACGGTAAACGGTATCTACGGCACTTTTGACGAAGACGAAATTATACACCTAAAGGGCCTTACCACCTACGACAGCAAGGTAGGCGTTTCCGTGCTGAGCTTTGCACGGCTTACGCTGGACATAGCCGCCGTGGGCGACGCTGAGACCTACGACCGCTTTAAGAACGGCGGTAACGTGCGCGGGATCGTGTCAAACGATACCAGCGTGCGCGGCTTTGGCGAATACCAGGATAAGGAACTGGAAAAGACGGCCGAAAACATAGACGACCGGTTTAGGCACGGCGAACGGATCGTGTCGCTGCCTGGCCAGGTGGACTTCAAACAAATATCGCTTAGCAGTACCGATATGCAGTTTTTGGAAAGCCGCAAGTTTACCGTACGCGATATTTGCCGGTTCTTCGGCGTACACCCGTCCTTTGTCTTCGACGACACCAGTAATAACTACAAATCGGCCGAAATGGCTAACGTAGCTTTCCTGTCCAACACGCTTAACCCGCTGCTGCGGAAGATCGAAAGCGAACTGCAAAGAAAGCTGTTTAGTGCTGGCCAGTATGGCAGGCGTAAAATCCAGTTCGACCGGCGCGGCCTGTACGCCTGCGACCTGGAAAGCCGCGTAAAGTACCAGACGGACACTATAGCCGCCGGTCTTTACACTGTAAACGAGTGGCGCAAAGAAGAAAACAAACCCGCTGTACAGGGCGGCGACACCGTGCTGGTGTCTGCTAACCTAAAAGGCATTAACGAGCTGGCGGCCCCGGCCCCGGCTGCAACCACTACCGAAAATGGAAAAGAGGAATAAAAACGACCTGGTGCGGCGCGAAGTCGTCGTTACCTGTGCTGGCCTGCACGTACGCGAAGCCGGCGAGGGCGAAGCACCCAGCCGTATTATCGCGGGCCGTGCGATCCTGTTTAACACGCCGTCTGCGCCCCTGTGGTCGGACGAAGACGAAGAAGCGCGCGAAATTATCGCGCCGTCTGCCATTACCAAAGAACTGCTGGACGGCTGCGATATTAAATTTACTATGTTCCACGACCGGCAGCTTATTCTGGCCCGGTCTAAGAACGGAAGCGGCACCCTGTCCTACGAAGTGGACGAAGACGGCGTTAGCTTCGAATTTGAAGCCCCTAACACCGTGGACGGCGACAAAGCCCTGGAACTGGTACGCCGTGGCGACCTGGCCGGGTGCAGCTTCGCGTTTACGACCCACTACTGGGACGAAGCCTTTGTAAGCCGCACTGTCGAAGTGCGCGACGGCCGCGCCTATGTAACCTACACCGTTAAGGCGGTTACCGGCGTGTACGACTTTACCCTGGCCGCCGATCCTGCATACCCGGATACTTCCGTAGAAGCCCGCGAATTTGCGGCCGAACTGCGCGAAGCAGCTAAGCCGGAAGCACCGGCAGCCCCGGAAGTAGATAAAGAGAAAGTAAGAGCGCAGCTGCGCGAAATGCGAAACGCTGCTAATACTAAGTTTTTTGTTTAACCTCAAAAGTTTTTCAGCGATGAAGAAAAACACTATCAACGTCCGTGAACTGGTAGAGAAATACCAGGCGAACTGCGAGCGTATCAACGCTATTGCTGATACGTGCGAGAAAGAGCAGCGCGAACGCACAGAGGCCGAAACCAAAGAGTTTGAAGCCCTGGCACGTGAGAACCAGCTGCTTACTATGCGTATGCAGGCGGCAACTGCCGAACACCTGCGCGAGAACCCCAACGCCGTGGCTGACGCAGAAAAGCTGATCCGCGAGAACGTGAAGAACGGCCGCCAGACCGAAATTACCCTTATCCACGAAAGGGAATTTAACGGTATTATGGTGTCCGACGCTGCCAGTGGCGGCATTATCCCGCTTAACGTGCAGGACTTCATTAAGCCTTTGCAAGAGGGCTTTATCCTGGACAAAGTGGGCCTGCCTATGCCTACCGGTCTGGTCGGCGACTTCGTTTGGCCTATCTACGATATGGCCGAAGCCAGTATCGCTGGCGAGGGTGTAGCCCTTTCCGACAGCAAAATTAACCTGTCCAAGCTTACCGCTACCCCCGAACGTATCGGTATCGCTATCCCTGTTACCCACCAGGCTATTAACCAGTCCGCTGGTCTTATCGAGACCCTGGTAAAAACCGTTATGCCGCAGGCCGTGGCCCAGCTGCTTAACAAGATCGTTTTCGGTCTGGATAAGGTTTCTGGTGCCAGCTACCTGGTCGGCCCTTACGCAAACATTATGGGTAAGGCTGCTAAGCAGGCTGCCGGCCAGACCCCTACCACCGAACAGGCCCGCTTCGCCGACCTTATCGAGGTACACGAAACGCCCAGCTTTGCCGACCTTAACGCCGGTATGAAAGCTAAGGTACTGGAAACCGGTATCGAGGGTAACCACCTGTGCTGGGTTATGACCAAATCTATGCAGGCCGTCTTAGAGGGTACGCCGATCAACGAAAACGGCGTGTTCGTGCCTATGGTACAGGACGGCAAGCTGTGCGGTCTGCCTATCCACACCAGCAACGTTATGCGCAAGGCCGTGGTAACGTACAAGATTTCCACTTACAGCGAGGGTGTTTGCACCTGGGCCGCCACTACCGCAGTGGACGAACCCGACTACGAAGTGGTCGTTACCCCGAACGGCGAAGCCGCTGCCCTGGCTGCACTGAACTGCGCCGCCAGCAACAAGGTGGCCAAGATTACCACCGTTACCGAATATATCGGCATCGGCGACTGGGGCTACCAGCCTATGGGTCTGTTTAACGCCCTGCGTTTCGTCGTCGATCCTTACAGCCAGGCCCGCAAGGACGCTGTAGACTTCGTGCTTAACGCCGACTACGCTACTAAGACCCTGCGCCCCGAAGCTTTCCTGCTGGCCGCAGCTAAGACCGCTAACCCGGCCCCCGCTGCTGACGTGCGCGCAGACGACGCAGCCGAAAAGATCGCCGACGCTATCGCCGACGCTATCGCCGACGCGCTTAAGTCTGTCTAAACCGAACCTACGACGCACTAAGATTACTTAACTATGGCCCACGTAGCGACACTGGTACTTTTTAAGAAGCACGTACACGCCGACGACTTTACAGCCGACGACGACTACCTGTACCACCTGCTGGACGCAGCGGAAGAAACCGTTATACGCGCCACTAACAGGACGGTAGCAGAGTTAGAGGAAATGGGCGGCGGCGAAATGCCGCACGGCATTATCCAGGCTATCTTTATGCTGGGCGCGCACTGGTACAACCAGCGCGAAAGCGTAAGCACCGTGCAAATGCACGAAGTACCAGCGTCGCTGCAAGCCTTAGTTAAACCCTATCGAAAATTAGCGGACGACAAAGACCAGTAAGATGCAAGCGGGACGTATGAAATACCGGCTAACGCTGCTGCAACCCGAACGGACTACGACCAAATCCGGTAACGAGACGGTAACCTATACCGCCACTGTTACCGTCTGGGCCGAAAGGGTAAAGCAGACCGGCCGGCGCAGCAACGAAGTAGGCGAACACTTCGCCGACTACGGCGCGGACTTCAATATACGCGACGCGCACACGGTAGCAGAGGGCTGGCGGGTGCAGCAGCTGGGCGGGAACCTGTACACGGTAAACGCGATTATCCCTAATATCGACAGGGGCTATAATACCCTGGTGTGCGAAAGGGTAAACGAATAGCGGGCGGCGGCTTATGGACTTACAGTACGACGACAGTAATTTGCAGCGGTTATTCGCTGAATTAGACCCGAAGCAAAGGTTACAGGCGTTAAAGGGCGGCTTCCGACGCGAAGCTGCGCAAGTGCGCAAAACAGCTATAAACAACCTACGCAGCAGTGGTCTTCGTACTGACCGCGAAATGGAAAGCGGTATACGTGCTATAGTCTTTAAGCAAAAAGTCGGCTTTCGTGTTACCGTAGGTACAAAGGTTAAAGGTGGCAAAGGTACCGGCACGAAGCTGTACGGCTTCCATAAGAACCGGCGCGGCGAAGTAAAGCCTATCTTAATGTGGGCCGAACTGGGAACCGCAGAGCGTCGCACAAAGTCCAACGGCGGGAAACATACCCGTATGTGGACAGGCCGAAGCCGGGCGGCGCACAGTACCGGACGTATGAAGACTTACGGCTTTATGGCCCAGACCTTAGACCAGGTGGCCGACACCGTTACGGATAACCTGCACAAAGAAGTAATCGAAAGCGTCGAAAGAGTAGCAAAGAAGTATGGCTGTATCTAAAACGTCCCTTAGCGCGGGCGAACTGATCCGCGAAATATTGCTGGAAAGTGCCGACGTGTCGGCGCGGACTAACAAGATTTTCCCTGTGGCCGTGGACAAAGCGGTTTTGCCGTATATCCTGTACCGCAGGGCCGCTATGGAACAAACGCCGGCCAAAGGGGAAAAGCAGGGCGCGGACAGCGTTAATATGGAAATAATCTGCTTTGCAGCAGACTACGACCAGTGCCTGGAATTAGCGGAAGCCGTGCGCGATGCGCTGGATAATCTGCATAACGTCCAGAGTAACGACGGAACGCTGGTACTGCGCGCCAGTACCCTGGTGGACAGCGAAGAAGCCTGGCAAGACGACGCTTACGTACAGCAACTTATTTTTAACGTTAGGATTTAACTACTAAAACGCATAAAGCATTATGGCACTTCCTGTTTCTGGCTACATAAATGGTAGCGACCTGCTGCTTAGCGTGGGCGGTAAGGCTGTTGGACACTGCACCAGCCACACCCTTACGTTTAACAGCGAGACTAAAGACCGCGCCGTAAAGCCTGCTGCCAGTGCTGGATATTCCGCTGGTCTGTGGAAAGGTAAAGGCGTTACCGGTCTTTCCATTTCTATTTCCGCAGAGGGTCTGCGTTACTACGGCGAAGCTGAAAACGGCTTCGACGAAATCGCAGCTAACTGGGGTATCGGACAGACTGTACAGATTAAGGCTTTCCAGCGCGAGGGCGACGCAAGCCCTTACGTGCAGGGTAACTTCGTTATCGCTTCGATCGAGGAAAGCAGCCCCGCACAGGACGACGCTACGTACAGCATTAAGCTGGAAAGCGTGGGCGAACCCGATATGTACCCCGGTAAGAACGGCGGGCTTATTAGCCTGGGCGTAAAGGCTATTAAGCTGGTCGTCGGCGACAAGTTTACTTTCCTGCCTACCACTTTGCCTGCCGGTGCGGCTGTTACCTATACCAGCAGCACGCCTGCTAAGGCTTCCGTTACCAGCGGTGGCGTAGTTACCGCTGCGGCGGCCGGTAGCACGGTTATTACCGGCAGTATTACCGTGGACGGAAAGACTTACACCGACACCTGCGCGGTAACCGTAACGGCATCTTAACCTACCCCTGTTTCTATGGCTAAGATAGAAATACGCATTAACGGCGAAGCATACCCCTGTAGGCCCACTATGGGGGCTATGCTTCGTTTTAAAGAACAGACCGGTAAGGAAATTACCGAAATGGACGGTAATAGCTTTACCGAACTTTGCACTTACCTGTGGTGCTGCATCGTGTCTGCCTGCAAACGCGACGGCAAGCCGTTCGATCTATCGCTTATGGACTTTGCCGACAGCATAGACCCGGACGATATGGCCGCCTGGTCGGAAGCCGTGCAGGCCGAAGCTAAGCCCGCAGAAACGGACGGAAACCCAAACCAGTAAGCCCGGCCAGTATCTACGACGTACTGGGTACTGCGCTGGGCTGTATCGGTCTTTCGTACGACGACTTTAGCCGGTTATACCTGGCCGAATACGAAGCTATCTGTAAAGCCTGGTACCAGCAGCTGGAAGCACAGCAGCACGGCGACTGGGAACGTATGCGACTGCTGGCTACTATTTCGATCCAGCCGCACGTTAAAAAGAAGCTTACGCCCGAAGACCTTATACCCCTGCCCTGGGATCGTAAACACGTCCAGGACGACACGCCGAAGCTTTCTAAAGAAGAAAGCCGCGAACGCTTTAAGGAATTGTTACACCGCTTAGGAACCGAATAGTAAATGGCTGGCAAAAGCACTATATCTATTACGTTTAAGCTGGACGGCGACGCTAACGGTTTTAAGACCCTGGCGCAGGACGCTAACGGCTTAAAGCAGGCTATTTCTGGTGCCGTTACGCAGGCGGCGCAGCTGAAAGGAAACGTTATTAACTTCGCAGCCCTGGCGACAGGCATAGACGCTGCGCAGCGAAGCTTTGGCCAGCTGCAAGGTGCTATGGCCAGTTTGGCCAGAGAGTACGCCGCGCAGGAAATTAACGAAACCCGGCTGGCTACCGTTATGCGTCAGCGTATGGGCGCGACGGACGAAGAAATAGACAGCATTAAAGACCTGGTTAGCGCGCAGCAGCAGATCGGCGTAGTAGGCGACGAAGTGCAGCTGGCCGGTGCGCAGCAGATTGCTACTTTCCTTACGGAAAAATCCAGCATCGAAACCCTGCTGCCGGCTATGAATAATCTAATAGCCCAGCAGAACGGTGTAAACGCCAGCGAAAGCGACGCGGTTAGCATAGGTAACCTGCTGGGTAAGGCTATGCAGGGCCAGGTGTCCGCGCTTACCCGCGTGGGTATTACTTTCAGCGAAGCGGAAGCAAACGTGCTTAAGTACGGTACTGAAAGCGAAAAGGCCGCCGTACTGGCGCAGGTTATTACTAATAACGTCGGCCAGATGAACGCCGAATTAGCTAAAACGGACGCTGGTAAACAGGCCCAGTTAGCTAACGCGATCGGCGACGTTAAGGAAAAGATCGGCGCACTGGTAGACGGTGCGCTGCCGTTCGTTACTATTACTTCCCAGACGCTAACAGCCGCTGCCAGCGTTACCACTTTGGTTAAAGGTATCCAGACGCTTAGCACTACACTGCTGGCCAGTGCTAAGGCGTTTGCCGTGTCCACTGCCGCCGTTATCAAAAACAAGGTGGCGACGCTGGCTACAGCTGTGGCGCAAAAGACCGTGGCCGCCGCTACGGCTGCCTGGACGGCTGTACAAAAGGTGCTTAACCTGGTGCTGTCCGCTAACCCTATAGGTATAGTTATTCGCGCGATCGCCGGCCTGGTGGCCGCGCTGGTGCTGGCCTATAACAAAAGCGAAGACTTCCGTAACGTATGTAACAAGCTTTGGGCCATTATTAAGCCCCTGGCCGAAGCTATAATGAACGGCTTAGTAAAGGCTTTGCAGTGGGTCGTCGATAAGGCTAAGGCCGCCTGGGACTGGCTTAGCAAGGTGCTGGGCCTGGGCGGTAAGAAAGCCGAAGTTACCGTGGACGTGAAAACCGAAACGGAAACGCCCACGCTGGATATGGAAGCACTGGGCGCGAAGTACGCTAACGCTGGTAAGACTACAGGCACCGGTAAGGCTGCGGCCGCTACGGCCGACACTGCGCCCAGCGCGGGCCTTATCGGCCAGCTGGAAGAAAAGATAGCCGACGCGCGCGACCGCCTGCGCGAAGCTACCAGCGAAGCCGCGATAGAAGCGATTAACCAGGAAATAGAAGCCTACCAGTCGCAGTTAGACAAATACCGCAGCCTGGGTGTGGCTATCGCAGACGAAGTGGAAGCCGGCGTGGAAGACCACGGCCCGCTGTGGAAGACTGACGCTTCGACCCTGCGCGATATTACCGGTAATATCGAAATCCTACAGGAACGTTTGCAGGACGCTTCGGTTTCCGAAGCTGCCGCGATTAACCAGGAAATAGCCCTGTGGAAAGAAAAGGCCGAAGCGATCCGTAACGCCGGCGTGGAAGCCCAGAAAGCGGCCACGTCTGCCGGCAGCGCGCTTAAGTCCAGCTACAGCGGGATTAAGCAGGTAGGTAGCGGCGTGGAAGATATTACAGACGCGCTAAAGGGTAACGGTAACGCCTGGCAGGTGGTTACTAAGATTGTAGACGGTTTCCTGTCTATCTATGAGGGTATAAAGGCTGTGGTAGGCATTATCCAGGCTATTACCGCAGCGACGGAAATACACACCGCCGCAAAGGGCGCGGAAGCTGCTATAGTGGCTACCGAAGCCGCAGCCGAAGTGTCGGCCGCTTCGCAGAAAGTCGCGGCTAACGCCAGTGTGTCTGCATCTAATATAGCCCTGGCGACGACCAGCACCCTGGCCGCCGGTGCCGGTGCCGCGTCTGCCGTGGCCAGTATTCCTTACGTCGGCCCTATCCTGGCTATCGCAGCCCTGGCCAGCGTTATAGGTGCTATTCTGGCTATCCCGAAGTTTGCCAGCGGTGGTATCGCCTATGGCCCTACGCTGGGCCTGTTCGGCGAATACGCGGGCGCGGGTAATAACCCTGAAGTCGTCGCGCCGCTGGATCGCCTGCGCGATATGATCCAGCCCGCTTACGCCGGTATGGACGGTAAGGTTACTTTCCGTATTGAGGGCCGCACCCTGGTAGGCGTACTGGAAAAGGAAACGGACTTAAAACGACGCAGCTAATATGGCCAAATACTTACGATACGCAGGCGAATTTCTTAGCCGCGCCGGTGTAACCTGGCGCGTAGAAATTTTGCAGGAAGCCGCGCAGGCGTTTGAGACCGTCGGCGCGCTTACCTTTGAAGCCGACGAACCGCTGGTTATCGAGTGGAAGAAAACGGACAAAGACGAAGTGCTTTGCGGTTCCAGTGCGTCTATACGTATCGAAAGCCCCGGCGACCGTACCTACGAAGACCTGTATACTATCGAAGTAGGGGCTATTCGTATGGACGTATACCGTAACGCGACCCTGTACTGGTCTGGAACCTTAGACCCCGAATTTTACGAAGAACCGTACGAAAAGGCCCGGTATTACCCGGTGCAGCTGACTTTTTCCGACTTCGGTATACTGGATCGCCTTAAATACAACCTGGCCGATATGCAGACGGCCTACGCGATCATTTCCGACGCGCTGGGCCGTAGCGGCATTAACTATACCAGCATTATACAGTCGTATATTTCTACGTTTATAGGGGCTAACCGGCTTACCCTGGGTAGCCTGCGTATGCGTAGCGACAACTTCTACGACGAAGACGGCGAAGCTTCCACGCTTAAGGACGTTATCGAGGGTATTTTACAGCCGCTGGCCCTGCGTATGATCCAGCGAAACGGCCGTATTTACGTCTACGATATTAACGGCCTGTACACCCTGGCAGAGCAGGCCCAGATTACCTGGGACGGTGCCAGCCAGACTATGAGTACAGACAAAGTGGCTAATAACGTAAAGATAACCTGGAATACCTACGCGCAGGCCGGTAAGCAAGGCCCAGAAGACTGCTGGACGGAAAGCGTAGATAAGAACCTGGTAAACGTTAATAGTACCAGTATGGCCACTTCGCTTAACGGCCACTGCCAGTATATTAGCTACCACTACAGTACCGATATGCACGACTGGTTCGATGCTACGGACGCTGGGTTTACCCTGTGGGTCTGCGACCAGGCGTACGGCAAGAACGCCACGCTTAACGCGAACGGTATTAAATTCTTTAAGATCGTGGAACAAAACGACGGCGAAGAAAGCGAGGGCGTGGCCGTCCTGTGGTCTGGCTTCCACGGTTACGCCGTGGGTGGCGGTGGCTGGTTCAGTAATAGCGAAGCCGCTATGAGCTGGCAGCCGTACGGTTTGCAGGGTATTACTTTGGACGGCAGCCTTACGGATATGGCCTATAACCTGGCTTCCGTGCTGGGCGGCACCCTGGCCGCCTGTGGCGGTAAGCTGTTTACCAGCGAAAAGATATGGATACCGCCGGTAGATAACGCTAATGACCTGCTTATGCGCGTTACCCTGCCTATGCTGCTGGACTGCCGGTTTAATCCTTTCGAACAGGCCACAAACCTTATGTCCAGTATGAAGCAGGAAGACTGGTATAAGCGTTGGGGCGACTACGGTAACTTCGTGTATATCCCTGTTACGCTTAAGTTCCAGCCGGACGGCAGTAACACGGTTTACTGCTGGACTAACCGCAGTGTCGTAAGCCGCGACGTTAGCAGCAGCCCTGTAAAGACCCTGGAAGAAACGTACGGCAGCTGGCAGGTTTACCGGCCTAACAGCGACGAAGCACCGGACGTTTGGGGCTACCTGGCTTACTGGGATAAGAAGAACGAAGAAAACGGCTGCTACGGCGTTATGGGCTGGAAGACTAACCGGCCCGCTAAGAACCCCTATACCGGTGCGATTACCACGCAGCTGCACGAGTGCGAAGACGGCCAGTATGTGCCGTATCCTAACGCCACGCAAGGCGGTAAAATGTGGCTGGAAGTGCGGAAGTCTGGCTGGATCATACAGGACGGCAGCAATAACCTGCCGGCCAGCGGTAGCACGTCGAACCCTAAAGACCTTTGGCACAAAATAACCACTATTCTGTTTAAGCTGCCGCAGTTCGAAATCGTAAACCGCCGGCAGTTCGACGAGGGTATAAACACGGACGACGTGGAATACCAGGCCCAGATTAACGCAGCCGCCAAAGAAGCTATTACTATAGACACGATCTGCGGCACCCACGTAGACGGTGTGCCTACCGCACGCGGCGCGTACTTCAATAATAGCAACGGCCAGCAGATAAAGCAGCTTACCAGGGCCGGCCGCACGACGCAGGCCGAAGAACTGCTGATAGGTACGCTGTACAGCCAGTACGCTAACCGGCGTACAGTGCTTAGCGGCGAAGCCCAGCTGCCGACTGGTGGCGTTAAAGCCTATACCGAACAGAACCAGGGCGAAAAACTTTTCCTTATGCAGGCCGAAGTGCAGAACGTAATAGCTGACACTTCCGACGTTACGATAGTGGAAATACGCCCGGACGAATACGATAAAGCAGACGAATAGCGTATGGCAGAAAAGGAATTTACCCTGCAAACTAACCTGCGTACAGGACGGCCCCGCAGCCAGCGACTGCGCGAGCTGGGCGCGTCTGTCGTGCAGGGCGGCAGCACCGTAGTAAACGTAAGCGGTGGCGGCGGTACCACGCCTGCCGGCGACGGCCACACGCACGCTAACAAACCCAGCCTGGACGCTATTACTGTAGACAGTAACGGCTACGAATATATTACCCGCTTAGTCGAGACCACAGACCCGGATACCGGCCAGCCCACGACGGAAAGCGTTACCGAAAAGGTAAAAGCCGGCTACGCGGACGTGGCTAACGATATTACCCCTAACAGCCCAGTATACGGTTATTTCCTGTCCAAAGTAGCTGCCGACGTGGCCGCCGGCCGTATTACTTTCCAGCAGGGCTTAACGGCCGTGGGCGTGGCTGTCTTCCAGGGCGAAGCCCAGTACGGCGACTTCGTGCGATCCCTGTACGCCGGCACCGGCGCAGGCATCGACCCGCAGGGTAACGCAGAGTTCGAAAGCGTGCGCGTGCGTACCTACTTCGAAGCCGTAGAACTGATTATTAACCGCCTGTCTGCGATCGAGGGCGACCAGCTGCTAACGGAAGCCGACACTATCGACAGCATCGACGACCTGGGTAACGGCGCGTACGGCCTGCACCTG